GACCGCTGACTTGTTGTTGCCACAAGGTGTTGACATGGCTTCACGCCAAGTTCACAACGGTATCTCTATGCGTGTTGTACGTCAGTACGATATCAATAATGACCGTTTACCTTGCCGTATCGACGTTCTGTACGGTTACAGCACTATTCGCCCTGCGATGGCTTGCCGTATCTGGGGTTAAACCTAAATGCTCCCGCGCAAGCGGGGGCTTTTTAAATCAATTTTTTAAGGAATTAATATCATGGCTCAAGCTCCATTACCAAACGGCGCAGGTGGATACCAAATTAACGACGGTAACGTCGGTGAAGCATTGTTGTTCGTACAAGGCGCTCCAGTAGCTTTAACGGCTGCGGCAACTTTAACGGCTGCTCAACTAGCAAACGGTTTGTTTGTATTTAACGGCGCTGCTGGCAATTTAACTTTGCCAACCGTAGCTTTGCTTGAAGCTAGTATTTCTAGCGCAACTAAAGTAGATGCCGCGTTTGACTTTACTATCATCAACGCAGACGCTACAACAGACGACGTTACGCTAGTCGTTGGTACAGGTTGGACAATTGTTGGTAATCCAATCGTAGCTGAACTTAGTGCGGTTCAGTTCCGCGCCCGTAAAACAGGCGAAGGTACTTGGACAGCATATCGTATTGCTGGTTAATGTAATATCCCGCCCTTCGGGGCGGGTTTAACTTTTTTTGGAATTAATAAAGGAGTTTTAACATGGCAAATAATAAGCCTATTGGTGTCGCATATTCCGACCCACAATTAGATTCATACCAAGTTGGTACCGCAGGCGCGCCGATTGCTATTTCATCAGCAGGTGTATTAAATGGTGCTTATGCAACAACAACAGCCGCTTCAGGCGATACACGTCTTAACTATAGCCGTTTGACTTTTACGTCAACTGGTTCTGGTGAAACTAGCCGCGTATTTTCAGTAGTTACTGGTGCTGGTGCAGCCGCTACAGGTACTATTAACGGTGAACACGTAAGTTTGTCAATTAATGGTTCAGGCACAATCAGCGGCGCAGGTAACGGATTACGCGCAACTATTGGTGGCACATCTACTAACCCAGGCGGTACTTTGGCAGCTATCCAAGCTGACTCAGACTTTGCTACAGGTGGTACATGGACAAACACTTCATTTATTCGCTTTACTAACAGCGGTACAGGTACTGTTGATAACTTGTTTAACGTGCCCGCAGCAATGGTTGAAGCTAGTGTTGTTGCAGCATCAAGCCATACTATTAAGATTGTTGATAGCGCTGGCACTGCTTATTACTTAATGGCTTCTACAACAGCACCGTAATGTTAATCACTAAAGAGTTTTTGCAGTCTGAAATCTCTGCTCTAGAGCAAGAATCACAGAAGGCTCACACCTTCTTGATTCAAGCTCAGGCGACCATTTCAGCGTATAAAATGTTAGTTAGCAAATTAGACGAACCTGAAACTACTGAAGAAAACCAATGACAATCTACTTAAGACATCCTGAGCATGGCACTAAAGTTGCCACAATGGAACAAGAAGCAGAATATGATGAACAAAATGGCTGGGTGAGATATACTCACGATACGCCATCAATTTCTGAAGAAGTTGAAACAGTAGAAGAATCTGCTGAAGAAGCGGCTCCTGTTAATACACTGGAAGTAAAAAGACGTCGTAAAACCGCACAGTAAGGAGTTGTTATGGCAACTACAGCCGCCGACCAAATTAACGGAGCATTACGCTTAATCGGGATGCTCGCCGAGGCTGAAACGCCTTCTGCTGCTACTGCACAAGACGCTCTTGCTGCGTTAAACCAGATGGTCGATTCGTGGAATACCGAGCGTTTGTCTGTATTTGCTACCCAAGATCAAATTGTATCTTGGCTTCCAAACACTAAAACTCATACCCTAGGGCCTACTGGCGACACTGTTGGTAATCGTCCTATTTTGGTCGACGACGCGTCTTACTTTAAAGACCCACAATCAGGTATCTCTTTTGGTATCAAACTAATTAATCAACAACAATACGATGGTATTGCCGTTAAAACCGTGACCTCCACTTACCCGCAAGTGATGTGGGTAAACATGGATTTCCCCAATATCACCATGACGGTATACCCTGTTCCAACCAAAGTGTTGGAATTTCATATCGTTTCAGTAACAGAGTTAATGGCGGTTCCAAGCTTGTCAACTGACATTTATATGCCTCCTGGCTATCTCAGGGCGTTTAAATACAATTTAGCTTGTGAAATTGCTAACGAATTTGGTGTTGAGCCACCACCCAACGTGGCTCGTATTGCGATGACTTCTAAGCGCAACCTCAAGCGGATCAACAATCCTGACGACATCATGGCTATGCCTTACAGCATTGTGGCTACTCGTCAGCGCTACAACATCTTTGCCGGTAATTATTGATGTTTAGCGTCCAAATAAGCATTATGCGCTTGTTCGGGCGTATCAAAACCCGAAATGCGCGTCATAACGCCGTTACGCATTATTTGCATACGCCATTTACCTTGATGCGCCGATACGCCAAGCAAATTTACTTTGTTGTTCTTTTTTGCTTTATGAACATTATGCAAATTCTCAGACCTAGTTATATCTCGAAGATTGTTAAACGCGTTATTAATTTTATCGCCGTCTATATGGTCGATATGGTTAGTGGGCCAACCGCCCGTCATATAGAGCCATGCTAATCTATGCGCCAATCTTTTTTGATTATGAATCGAAATAGAAATGTACCCACTACTGTGTGGGCTACCTGCTGTTTTGCCAAGAAGATCAGAACGCGTCGTTCTTTTTACCCAAGTAAAAATACCTGTGTCAGGGTTGTAATTAAGAATTTGTTTGAGATAATCTACGGTAATATCTTTCATGTTATCGCCCATATTAGTGATAACAATAAGTTTACCATAAAGGATGCGAGATGCAAACTCCTATACTAGGACAGGCGTACGTCGCAAGGTCTGTCAATGCGGCTGACAATAGGTGCATAAACCTTTTCCCTGAAGCCATCCCTGAAGGTGGTCAAACAGGGGGCTTTCTTAACCGCGCCCCAGGCTTACGTCTTTTAGCCACTATTGGCACTGGCCCCATCCGTGGGCTTTGGACTCATACAACCGCTGGCTTAGATGCCTACGTTGTGTCTGGTGATAAGTTTTATAAAATTGACGTTAACTACAATGCCACTTTATTAGGTACTGTAGCGGGTACTGGCCCTGTATCTATTGCTGATAGCGGTACGCAACTCTTTATTGCTGCTGGCGCTAATGCTTACGTTTACACCGAGTCAACTAATACGTTTGTAAAGGTTACTGATCCTGACTTTGCAGGTGCTACAACTGTTTGCTACATTGATGGCTACTTTGCGTTTAATCAGCCCAATAGCCAAATTATTTGGGTGACAGGTATTCTTGACGGCACAACCATTAATCCTTTAGCGTTTGCTGCGGCTGAAAGCTCACCTGATGAAGTGGTAGCTGTAGTGTCTAACAACCGTGAAGTATGGGTGTTTGGTCAAGGCACAACTGAGGTTTGGTACGACGCAGCCACTACACCGTTCCCTTTAGCGCCCATCCAAGGCGCTTACAACGAAATTGGTTGTGTAGCCCCCTTCTCTATTGCAAAACTCGATAACAGCCTGTTTTGGCTTGGCGCTGACCCTCGTGGCTTTGGTATTGTTTACCGTAACCAAGGCTACACAGGCAAACGGGTATCTACCCATGCCGTAGAGTACGCCATCCAAAGCTATGGTGACATTACAGATGCAGAAGCGTATACATATCAACAAGAAGGCCACGCTTTCTACGTTCTTAATTTTCCAAGTGCTAATAAGACTTGGGTTTATGACGTAGCTACAGGCGCATGGCATGAACGTGCTAGTTGGGTTAATGGCTCGTTTATTCGTCATCGTGGTCAATGCCAGATGAACTTCAATAGCGAAACTGTCGTCGGTGACTACGAAAACGGCAATCTATACGCTTTTGACCTTGATGTTTACGCTGATAATGGCGCTATTCAAAAATGGGTACGCTCATGGCGTCCATTACCACCTAATCAAAACAACCTCAAACGTACTGCTCAACATACCCTTCAATTGACTTGCGAATCAGGCGTTGGTATTAACTTAGGTCAAGGCTCTGACCCACAGGTAATGCTTCGTTGGTCTGATGATGGTGGTCATACGTGGTCTAACGAACATTGGATCTCAATGGGTAAGATCGGTGAGTACGGCTACCGTGCTATTTGGCGCCGTCTAGGAATGACTACGAAGCTGCGTGACCGCATTTATGAAGTGTCGGGTACTGACCCCACTAAGACTGTAATCGTGGGCGCAGAGCTATTCCTAAGCGGTACAAATACGAATGGCTAACATAACCCTACTGCCGTCAGCTAAAGTTCCCCTCGTTTACGATGGGGACAACACAATGACGACCGAATGGTATCGGTTCTTTTGGAATATCTACGGTTTTACTGGCACTGGTGTTATCCCTGTAAATAAAGGTGGTACAGGCTTAGATACGATTGGCAATCATCAACTTATCATTGGTAACGCTAACAATGTGTTTGAGCCTGCCTCATTGTCTAGCGCAAGTATTGCGATTACTTACCCTGCTGGATTTATTAACCTTGAATTAGGCACTTCAGGCGTAACACCTGGTACTTATGGTTCTGCTTCACAAGTCGGCGTATTTACAGTTAATGCTTACGGCGTATTAACCGCAGCGTCTAATACTTCTATTGGCATTGACGCTAGTCAGATCATTAGTGGCACATTGCCTGTTATCCGTGGTGGTACAGGGCAGTCAACCTACACCGATGGTCAACTGCTAATTGGCAATAGCACAGGTAATACGCTTACTAAAGCTACTTTGACCGCAGGAACAGGCATTAGCGTCACTAACGGCGCAGGATCAATCACGATTGCCAATACAGGCGTGTTATCTGTCAGCGGTACGGCTCCTGTCGTGTCTAGCGGTGGGGCTACCCCCGCAATCAGCATGGCTGCTGCCAACACAACAACCAACGGCTATTTAACTAGCACCGATTGGAATACGTTTAATAATAAAGCGCCTGCTACTAGCGGTACGTCCATTCTTTACGGCAATGGCACAGGCGGATTTAGCAACGTCACCATTGGCTCAGGTATTAGCTTTGCAGGCGGTACATTATCAGCTACAGGTACAGGCGGTACAGTTACAAGCGTAAGTGGTACAGGTACAGTCAACGGTATCACGCTTACTGGCACGGTTACTTCTAGCGGTAGTTTGACGCTTGGTGGTACTTTAAGCGGTATTGGCAATAGCCAACTAACTAATAGCACCATTTCAGGAGTAGCGCTTGGCGGCAACTTATTTAACCTTACGGCTGGCACAGGTGTATCGTTCAGCGCAGGCACAACCTATAACGGTTCTGCGGCTATTACCATTAACGCTACAGGTACAGGTGGCACCGTTACTTCTGTAGCCGCATTGACTTTAGGCACTACAGGTACAGACCTTAGTTCTACTGTAGCTAATAGCACTACTACACCAGTAATTACCCTTAATGTCCCAACGGCGTCAGCTACTAATCGTGGAGCGTTAAGCGCTGCTGATTGGACAACTTTTAATGGTAAAGCACCAAGCGTAACCTTTACAACAGGGTATGTACCGTTTGGTCAAGGCACAACAACACTTAATCAATCCGCAGGGTTGCAGTTTGATGGTACAAACTTTACAACCACAGGTTACGCAACTGCTACTAGCTTTAGACCATCAAGCGCAACTGTACCTACTAATGGCTTATACCTTCCTGCTGCGAATAGCGTAGGATTTGCTACCAATAGCACAGAACGGATGCGTTTACCTGCTGCTGGTGGTGTTCAAGCGGTTACAACTATTTCTGTAGGTAATGCTACTCCTTCTACTTCAGGCGCAGGTATTACATTCCCCGCTACACAATCTGCTTCTACAGATGTAAATACATTAGATGATTATGAAGAAGGAACTTGGACACCAGTATTAACTGATGGAGTTAATAACGCAACAATGGATGCAGGTGCGGTTGGAGTATATACAAAAGTAGGAAGAATTGTAACCATTAACTGCACAGTTTATACATCTTCACTTGGAAGCGTATCTGGAAATCTTAGAGTTTCAGGTTTACCCTTTGCTTCAGGAAACTTAGTAACTCCATACCCTGTTTTTTCTTCTGCTAATCAACTGTTAAATATAACAGCAGGTCAATATGTATCAGGTCGTATAACTGGAACAGTATCTTATATAGAATTATGGATTACAAACTCTACCGCAGGAATGACGAAAATGACTGCTACTGAATGGTCTGCTGATGGTTACGCAAATTTTTCAGCGTCATATTTTGTTTAATTAATTAGCGTGGATTCGCTAATCAGAAAAGGAGTATTAACATGGCATTAACCAAAGAAGTAGTAACAGACCAAATTACTATTACAGAAAACGGCACAGTCCTTGTGCGTGAAGTTACTCGCATTATGGAAGATAATGTAGAAATTTCCAAACAATATCATAGGACTTCTTTTGCACCTGATAGCGATGTATCTGAACAACCTGACAATGTGCAAGCAATTTGTAATACTGCTTGGACTCCTGAAATAATAGCTGCGTATCAAGAACAACAATCAAAGGCATCAATATGACTACTTTAATACCAAAATATGATTTAAAAGATGGTGGGGCTACACCTACAGGTGCAATTAACAGGCCAATTAATGAAAAACTTGCTGAAACTGTAAGTGTTATGGATTTTGGCGCAATAGGAGACGGAACTACCGATGACACAACTGCTATTAACAATGCGTTAGCAGCATCATCAAATGTAATAGTTCCTGTTGGGGCTTATCTTATCTCTAGCACAATTAATGTTCCAGCGCATACTAAATTGTCTTTTCAAGGTGGCCTTGGAAATACATCTGGGTCTACACCAACAGCATACTTTATTAAAAAATCCACCATGACAACTGTAGGTATTACAGTTTCAGAGTGCGGCGTAATTGAAGGTGGTGGATTAGTAAATCAAGTTGGTAATACTAGTGATGGTATTCAAATTATTGGTAATGGAGCAAAATTAGCTAATGTTTTTGTAAGTAGGGCAGGCGGTGTTGGTGTTCGGGTAGGAACAAGCGGTGTTTACGCTAATACCAATAGTTTTGAATTAAACCATGTCAATGCTATTGACAACGGAAGTCATGGTATTTATGTACATGATGGTGTAAGTGTTGGCCCAGCAGATGCAAACGCAGGGACTTTGTTTCAATGCGTAGCTATTGGAAACGGTGGCGATGGAATACGATTAGGGCATGCTTTTTGGGTTTCTGTAATTAATTGCTTATCAGAAATTAATACTGGTTATGGTTTGTATTTAAGTGGTGTTAATAACGACTCATACCCTGAATGTCGTTGGGCGAATGTTGTCGGTGGCGATTACAACGAAGGCAATACTGCTGGCGTTGTATATGATGCAAGTTATTTCTCCACTTTTATTGTTAGTGATAGCCTTTCAATTCCAACAACCGCTTCTACTGGATTACAAGGAAGCGCACTTAGAAATGTTATAAGTTCTACTGTTAATTCGTTACAAGGTCTTACGGTTGATAATTTTCCTTTTATTGTAAATAGCGAAACTTCAAGTGGCGTAACATATTCTTCCATAATTAAAAAAATTACTACTGGAAGTAATGGTGATGGCGCAGGTTTAAAATGGTCTATTAGTGATGGTAGCGGTTATGTAGACGCTGCTTCTATTGGCGTAATACAAGCAACAACAAACCAATATTCAATGGTTTTAAACACTTATAAATCTGGTAATTATCCATTTTTAGTATTAAATCCAAATGCAAACGCTGTTTATCCAGCAATAGATAATAGTCTTGCTTTAGGAACTGCTAGTTTTAGATATACAACTGTATTTGCCACAACAGGAACAATTAATACTTCTGACGCAAATCAAAAGACAGATATTGTAGATATTTCTGATGTTGAAAAGCGTGTAGCAATAAAACTTAAATCATCAATGAAACGCTTTAAATTTAAGAATGGCAAGCGTTATCATTTTGGAACTATTGCACAAGATGTTAAAGCTGCTTTTGAATCTGAAGGTCTTGTTGCTGAAGAATATGGTGTATTTTGTTCTGATGTATTAGAAGATGGAACAGTACAGCTTGGTATTCGTTATGACGAACTATTTGCCTTTATTATTTCGGCTTTATGATTAACTACATACTCCTAGCTATCTTTTAAAGCAAATGATGACACTTACACCTTTTAAGCATAAAATGCCTAACAAACCCTTCACCGGAGCTATCTATGGCCGTTAATCTTTCCCCTGTAGGCGGCGCGGCCGTTCAATTTTTTGATAATAGCGGCAACGTATTGACGGGCGGTAAGCTTTATACTTACTTGGCTGGTACTACTACCCCCGCTGTTACCTATACAACTAATAGCGGCGTTACCGCACATTCTAACCCTATCATTTTAGATGCAGCAGGGCGTATATCTGGCAGCGGTGAAATTTGGCTAACCGCAGGTGTGCAGTATAAGTTTGTGCTTACCGATGCTAATAATGTCCAATTATGGACTGTAGATAACTTATCTGGATTAGCTAGTTCACGTCAACAAGGCTATGTTACTGCAACCCAAAGCCAAACTGTTGTAACTGTACCCTATACTTATTTAGTAGGGCTAAACTCTTTACAAGTTTATGTTAACGGTAATAAACAAGTTGTTACTTTAAATTACACTGAAACTACAACTACTTCAATTACCTTCCTAACTGGGTTAAACGTAGGTGATATTGTGGAATTTGTACAGTAATATGCAATTAGCCGCCATTACCGAGGAAAAAGTGCAACCTGAGCTATTGCCATCAATAGCCAGTTGCACTGATCTATCTACGTTAGTAGTCACTACTGAAAAGATAGACGCCTTGACTTCGGCGTTGCTAGAGATGCCTCAAGCGGCGATTGTTACAGAGCATACGTTTTACCCTGGCGTTTACGAGCGTAAGATTACAGTGCCACCATCTTGTGTAATAACAGGCGCGCCTCACAAGACAGACTACAAAGTTAGGCTAGAAAAAGGTACTATTGCGGTCAATATAGGTAATAAAGTTCAAACATTAACCGCGCCGTTGGAATTTAACGCTTGTGCTGGAGAACAGCGCGTAGGTTGGGTATTTGGGGAAGAAGTTGTTTGGGTAGATATTTATGATAACCCTGACAATTGCAAAGACATAGACGTTTTAGAAGATCGTTTATATGTTGTACCTGAATGTGGTTTATTGGATAATAGGCAAAGATTACTTGCAAGTGAAAAAGAATCGCTTGTGATACAAGGAGAAGCATAATGGCTGGAATTATTACTGGCGCAGTTATCAACGCTTTTGCAGGCGATAAAGCAGCGGATACGCAAGCAGGCGCCGCTAGGGACGCTGCAAATACGCAAGCGGAAGCCAATAGGTACGCTGCTGATATCCAAAAGCAGATGTTCGACAAACAGATTGAACTGCAAGCTCCTTGGCGTGAAGCAGGCGTAAACGCGCTAACAAAGATGCGTGGTGGCGACTATTCACCTGTACCTACATTTGCGTTTAATTACAATCAAAATACTGATCCAGGCACGCAGTTCCGTTTGCAACAAGGCCTTAACGCCATGAACGCTACGGCAGCAGCTAGAGGTGGTTTGATCTCTGGTAACGCCCTCAAAGCAGGTCAAGACTACGGTCAAGCGCAAGGCTCACAAGAGTACCAAAATGCGTTTAACCGTTACCTTAAAAGCTATGACGCAGGCGTTAACCAAGCTAATACGATGTATAACCGTTCAGCAAGTCTTGCTGGTGTAGGTCAAACAGCTACTAACAACTTATCAAGCGCAGCGCAAACTTATGGCGCTAACGCAGGTAATTTAGCGTCTGCAACTGGTACTGCATATGGTAACGCTCAATTAGCTAGTGGCAACGCTAGAGCTAGTGCTTACCAAGGGTACGGCACCGCAGCAGGTCAAATGCTACAGGGTATATATAACCAATGGGGCAGTGGTAGTAGTGGTAATGGTGGGGCAACGTATTCTGGCCCTAGCTATGGCACTAATAGCAATTTTAGTAATAGCGATTTTAATACAGAATCTTACGATTAATAGGATTAATCATGGCACTTGACTTTAATTTACTAAGCACCAATATGCCCGCTGAAGCGGCTAGTAGCGCTATGAAGGGTATGCAACAAGTAAATGCCCTGACAACGCAGCGCTTGGCAAATCAAGCGTCGGGCATGGAGATTCAGAACGCTTTAGCCGAACAAGAAGCTTGGAAAGGTTCTGCAACGCCACAAGAAGCGCAACAAAACCTAATGCGTGGTGGCTTTGGTAAGTCTGCTATGGCTATTGGCAAAAACATTGCTGATGTAGAAAAAACACAAATGGAAGCAAAAAAGGTTGGTTTAGAAAGTACCGAAAAAGGTATGAGTATTATGCGTGAGCGTACTAAAGATCTTCTTGGTAACCCATCAAACGAAAACTATATTGCTCATATACAAGAAGGTTTACGCGACGGTTTAATCACCCCTGAACAAGCGCAGCGCAGCGTACAAACTTATACCGCTATTCCACCTAATCAACGTGTAGCGTACCTTACACAACAATTGGCTAAAGCTGAAAAGATTTACGAAACTAACGTAATTAGCGCAGCAGATCAAGCAAGAATTAATATTTCTCAAGGTCATCTTAACCTTGCTAGAGAAAACGCCGTTTCACCTGAGTCACAAGCGCTTATTAGTAAAGCTATTTTAGATGGTCGTTTAGACCCAAATAAAGTAAATAGCCGCAATAGAAACATAATTGCTAGCACTTTAATGGCTAATCCTACCGCAAATCTTAAACAGCTTGGCGAAGATGCGGCTAGCGGTTTATCAAGCGCTCGTACAATTGGTACTCAAGAAGCTAACGTATCAATGGCGGCAAGTGAAGCTCGTAAAATGATTACGATTGCTAACGATTACTCAGCTAAAGTAGACAGAACACAATACCCAAGCATTAATGCTATTTCTAACGCGGTTAGTAAAGGTACAGGTGATGCTAATATTGTGCAACTTAATACGGCGCTTAACTCATTGGTTAACGTATACGCTCGTGCTATTAATCCTAAAGGTGTAGCAACCGTTTCAGACAAAAATCACGCTCGTGAACTTATTAACGCTGCGTATAGTTCAGGACAACTCAGCGGAATATTTGACGTCATGGATCAAGAAATGGCCGCCGCGCAAGTTTCTGGTAAAGAAGCCCGTAAAGCTATTCGTGGTGAAAGCAAGTTGCCTGCTGGCGTAGGTAATGATTGGGTTTTAAAAACGGATGCTAAAGGAAATAAGGCGTATGTAAGCCCAGATAATTCCAAATTTGTCGAGGTAAAATAATGGGCTTTGATCTTGCTACGGCGCAACCAATTCAATCATCTTCAAACGGTTTTGATTTATCCACAGCTAAACCTATTGAAACCCGTCGTCAAAATGTTAACGCTGAACCCGAACGCACTGTAGGTGGTTTTGCTAGTAATGTTGTTAAAAGCGGTGGAAAAATGCTTGGGGGTTTAGTTCAATCAGCTATACACCCTATTGATACTGCTAAAACAATGCTTCAATTGGGTGGGGGCGGTGTTATGGCAACGCTTCCTGAATCAACGCAACAATGGATAATTGAAAACGCTAACGACCCAGAAAAAGTTAAGCAGTCAATTAACATGGCTAAAGCGGTTGGCGGCGAATATGCTAAAAAATACGGCTCTTGGGATGGATTTACTAAAGCGTTGTATGAAGATCCCGTTGGTATGGCGGCTGACTTTTCTGCCTTAGCTGGCGGCGGGGCTAGTTTAATAAACGCCGCTAAACTTGCACCCGCTGCTGCTGTATCTGGTGCTATTAGAGGTGGTAAAGCAGCGCAAATAGCTGAAGTTGTTGCACCTGCTGCGGGGGCTATAGGCCGTGCAGGGGAAGCATTAACCCCTGTGGCGAACTTTTTAGAAGGTGCGTCTAAATACACAAACGTACTAGCGCCCGTAAATTATTTGGCGTCTAAAGGAATAGAATACGGCGCGCCAGCACTTGCCACGGTTGCGGGGAAAGTTGGTGAAGGTTTTAATAAAGAACTTCCGCAACAAAAAGCAGCCAAAATTCTTAGGGAAATGACAGGTGATCAAACAGAACAAATTCGACTTGCTGCACGTACTGCGCCTGCAAATTTAACGGCAGCACAAGCTATTTCTGGTGTAACCGAAAATCGCCCTCAAATGCAAGCGCTTGCCGCCGATGTTGCTGAACGATTCCCTGAAAAATACAGCCCAAAAGCTAAAGCAGACGAACGTGCAAGAGTAGACGCGCTTAAAAATGTTACCCCCGACGAAGCCGCAGCGTTAGCTATGCGTGAAGATGTAGGTGGAAGTGCTTTTGATCGTGCTATGGCAGCGGACAAAATGCGTCAACAAATTGCCGCCGAAGAAGTCGCGGCGGGTAAAAGTTTGGGCGGGGCCACAGGTTATCAAGCACCGCTACAAGTAACACCAGAACTTACAGCGCTTAAAGGAAATCCAGCGATTGAAGCGGCGTCCCGTGAAGCAATAAAACTTGCAGCGACTAAAGGTGTAAAGTTAACTGATCCGATGTCTACGCTTGAAGGACTTCATTACATGAAGTTAGCGTTAGATTCACAATTTAAAAGCCCTCAATCTGCTACGGCGTTGCAAAAGTTTTCAACTGAAGCCCTTCAAAACACCAAACAACAACTTTTGTCAGCTATTGAAGGCACCGCAAATGCACCGGGTGTTTCACCTCTTTACGGTGTAGCGCGTACTACTTTTGCGGATTTATCTGCGCCAGTTAACCAAGCGCAAGTGCTTAATAAAATGGTTTCTATTCTTGAAGGCCCAGGCGGTGCGGAAAGAGTTCGCCCGTTTTTAAATGCGTTAGGTGAAGGCCAAGGAGCATTGCTTAAAAAATCAACAGGTTTTCCACGGTATAAAGACCTTGAGCAAGTTCTCACCCCCGAGCAAATGACAACAGTAAATAAAGTTGCTGGTGAAATGAATCGGGATTTAACTATGGCTGACCAAGCACGGATAGGTCGTTCAGCCATGACTGAAATTTTAAGTAAAAACGCTGTAAAAGTATTAAGCCCTGAATTTTTAAACGCAAAAATAACTTTGTTTAATAAAGCCGCTGGGTTTTTACAAGGTCGTATATCTACAAAAGCTATGAAAGTTCTTGGGGATGCTTTTGAATCAGGCAAAAGTCTTGATGATTTAATGAATACAATCCCGCTTAAAGAACGCAATACGGTCTTAAAAGCAATTAACGACGCACAGTTTTCATTAACACCTGCTCAAGTAAAAGCGCTTGGGATAGAATCAAACGTCGTTAACGCCCTTTCTAAAGGCCAACAAGAACAAAATCAAAACGCGCTTGCGAGATAACTATGGATCAGACCTTTTTCAACATAGCCGTGACGGTATCTGGCTTTCTCGGCGGTTGGTGGCTAAAAGTGCTTTGGGACGCTGTTAAAGACTTGCAATCAGCGGACAAGATACTAGCCGAAAAGGTTAGCTCTATTGAAGTTTTGGTAGCGGGCAATTACATGACCAAGGCTGACTTTGATAAGATCGGCGCAGCTATATTTGCCAAGCTCGATAAGATTGAAGATAAATTGGATCGAAAGGTAGATAAGACATGATGGATACGATTAAAATCATTTTTAAGTCTAAAACGCTGATATTTGCGTTGATTCTTGCCATTTTTGGTGTTGTTGAGATGAACGTCAAAGTATTCTCGGTCTACATGACCCCACAAATGTTTGGCTTTTTTAGTATTGGCATTAGCGTTATTGTGGCTGTACTACGTATCGTGACTACTTTGCCTTTAGACAAGAAATGAACCCCCTGCTGTATGTTAAATTGGGACTCGCTTGTGCTGCTTTGCTTGGTTCTGCTTACCTTGGGTATAGCTTTGAACACAGTCGATTTATGGTTTTTAAAGCAGAAGTTGAAACAATTGCAAGAGAGCAAGAAGCGAAAGTCATCTCTATTCAAAAGCAACAAGAACTTGTAACCAAAGGGGTTGTAAATGAATTTCAAGCTAAGTTGGGTGCCTTGCGTAATCGTTATGGGGACAGGATGTACGACGCCAGTAGCGGTCAACTGCCCACCATTCCCGACCCCGCCACAGGAACTAATGTCCAGCCCTCCAAGCTCATACTTGATTGCGCCTTTACCACGCAACAATTAGTAAGCCTGCAAGATTGGATTAAAGAAAGCGCTACTGTTAAATGAACGCTAATTTTGACGCTTGTTTAGCCAAGCTATTGGTACATGAAGGTGGGTTTAGTAATCATCCATCTGATCCTGGAGGCATGACCAACCTAGGCGTTACTGCTAGAGTATGGGAGGAATGGGTAGGACACCCTGTAGATGAGAAGCAAATGCGGGCGTTAACACCTGCGCTTGTGGCACCTTTATATAGAAAGAAATACTGGGATGCTTGCCGAGCTAATGATCTTGTATTTGGCCTTGACTATGCTGTTTTTGATGTCGCTGTTAACTCGGGCGTCGGGCGCGCCATTAAGCTACTACAGTCGTGTGTTGGCGCTACTCCAGATGGCGGCTACGGTTCTATTACTGCTGCATTAGTGAAAAAAGCCGAGCAGGAAGATCCTGCTAGGCTTATTTCGCTTTATTGCTCAAAACGGCTTGAGTTCCTAGAATCCCTTAAAACCTTCATCATTTTTGGGAAAGGCTGGAGCCGTAGGGTTGCTGAAGTTAAGGCTGACTCTCTGGCAATGGCTCAAGGTACTTAACCATGATTGGCAAATGCGCCATGATACTTATGGCGCATGGCCTCACAAACAAATTTGGCGTAATCAATATCACGATAATAGCCAAAATGACGTACTTTTCCTGATATTTTTAAATAAACTTTCCATTTTTTAACAGCTTTGTCCCAACATATTCCTTTAATGCCTGACGCATTGTTTACGCTAATTTTTCTGTTTTGACCGTTTTGTACAGTTGTAGCTTCACGCAAGTTCTCAATACTGTTGTTTAAAGTATTGCCGTCTATATGGTCTATTACCTTTGGTAAATACCCGTAATGCAATAAAAACACTAGCCGATGAATTTTATAAGCTTTACCTTTAATAGACGTTGATATATAGCCTTGCTTATCAGTAGATCCTGCTGCATCGCCTATTTTTATGCGTCTACCGGACACCACTTTCCAATACAAAACGCCTTCTCGATACTCAAATAGCTGTTCTATCTGTTCTTGCGTAACCATTAGCTTGCGTCCTCTAAATATTTTTCTAAACGTGTAATTCGACCAAGTTCAAAAGTTACTTGAGAAGCATAAAATTCCTGATGCGTTTTACTTTCAAGATAGCTACGTTTAGCGCTTTCTAATTCTTTAGCCGCTAGACTTTTTGCTGATGGTGGGTTTGTTACTGCTAACCAAATTCTCTTTATTGCGTTCATTTTCATTCCTTTTCGTGATGCAGTCTTGGCAAAACCATTTATAGGTTAGACCGCTTGGGTTATTTACTACTTTTCCTGTCGAGTTGTTCTTGCGTTGTTGACAGTTATTGCAAGTTCTAGTGGTCATCTGCCAAAGATCGAGTCATAGACAGGCGTTAACGACTGCGTAGGGGCGTTGTAGCTTGGCATGACCAAAGGTGCTACAGGTGCCATTACAGTGCCTACAGATTGACCTTGTGGGCCATAGATGTAAGTAGTGTTACCAGAGCGCATGGCTGTGCCTTGGGATTGACCTTGTGGGCCATAGAAATACTGAGTATTGCCTGACTGCTGTACGGTACCTAAGCTTTGCCCTTGAGCGCCGTATAGGTAAGTTGTTTGAGCATACGCTTGGTTTTCCCAGATAGCGCCTGCTAAAAATGCGGCTAACAATGCAACAATTTGTACAATAAATTTCATTTTATTTCCTTAGTTAATATTTCACGATAAGCCTTAATTGCGTCTTTAACGTCCTGGCGCAATGCTCGCATTTCAAAATACATTTCTTCTGCCAATTTAGCCAAATTCTCATGGCTCCATGACCTAAAATCAGGTGGCATCATGGCTTCACCGCCAAACTCATTAGCTCAATACGCTCACGGGATACCCGCAAAACGTTATAGCGCTGATGTAAGCGTTGCAATACAGACGCCCGCTTTTCTCCATGCTTTTCTGACTGTAATAGGGTTAACACTTCTTCCTCACTCATCATAGATAGTTGATTATTTAACGCTCGCCAACTTAGCTTCTTCATTTTTTATGCGCTCCTTTATCGCTTGTATTTCTTCAATGGTTCTAGTCAAGGCTCTTGATGCAGTACCGTAGTTACGCACTCTGATGACTGACTCAGCCTGTTTAACCTTCAATTTTGCCTTTAATTGTAATAAACGCTTCATTTTGTTTTTACCTTTCTTAATGCTTTTTTTAGCCAAGCCAGCCATTGCTTTCTTGTCATTGGTTTATTCATTTCTCACTTGCCTTTCTATCAATCTGCGTTAGTGCGTTAGCCAAGCAACGTTTCAACATTTCTATTTCTTTAATTAAGTCGCGGATCATTACTTCAATGTTGGTATCTGGCGCATATTCGCGGATGTCGTCAGCCAATTTCTTTGCTTCTTCTAATAGTTTCATCTCATGTTTCCTTTCAATACTTCAGCTAAATCAAGCATAGCGCTACGAAAATCATCATCTGTTTCCACTTCGCGCTGCTTCCAAAACACCCTGCCATCTGGTGCTATGCGGATAATTTCTGTCTTATCGTGGTTCCAACAAGTAATAATGTCGGGTACATCAAACTCTATTTTTGTAAGTTCGGTCATTTCAATTCCTCCAATGCAATATCACTAATAGCCCGTTTATCGTTTAGGGCAGCCCAAATCCTTTCGTCAATCGTTTTATTGGTGAGCAAAAGGTAAACCCATACATCATGCTTTTGACCGCTGCGGTGCAGGCGGCCTACAGTCTGTTCAAACAACTCTAAACTCCACGGCAACGATACAAACACCATCTTGCACCCGCCATGCTGAAGATTAAGGCCATGCCCGGCTGACTTAGGATGAATCAATAGCAACTCAACCTTGCCTGCGTTCCAACGCTCAATAGCCTTGTCATCATTGATTGTCTGTGCGTTAGGATACCGACGCTTGAGTTCAGCCAATTCCTCGATGTAGTTGTAAACAATGATGGTATTGGCGTGTTGGTTTTCCTCAATCAATTCGTCCAACATATCGAACTTGTGGGTGCTAAACCAAATAGGCGTCTTGCTCACGTTCATGCGTCCAGGCGTGTCAGACGCGGATGTAACCGTTTCGTAGACCCAACCACCTGCCATCTGTTGCAACTTGCCCGTAACTACGCCTGCGTTAACGGCGGTAATCTGCACGTCTTTAAACTCAATAACAAAGTCCTTCTTCATCTTTTCGTATGGGGCGCGGTCAACTAGATCGCATTTCATCTCAACGACATGGCACGGCGGTAGCTTGTCAGCGTATTCGCCTGCGTCTAACAAGAACGTAGCAGGCTTGATACGAGCCATGACCTGAGCCAATGAGCCTAAGCGTGGTTCCCATTCACCAAAGTCTTTATTGACCAAAACAAAATACTGTTGCATAAACGCACCTTTGGCGCGTCCAAGCAAGTCTTGGTTGATGATCTTGCATTGACCGAACACGTCCTCAAGGCCGTTGGATGTAAATGATCCTGTCAAACCCCAACGTATTTTGATTTTGTCTACCACCTTAGCCAATGCTTTAAAGCGCTTGCCTGATGGGTTTTTGAGTTTGGTTAGCTCATCAAACACGATGCCATCAAAATCTAGCTCTTGCTCAGATAACCATTGAATGTTGTCGTAGTTAGTAACTACTACGGGAAAACCCGAATGTAATGCGTGGTTACGTTGTGCAGGTGTCCCCACCGCTACAGCTAATTGCATATCAGTAGCCCACTTCGGTTGCTCTACAGGCCATACGTCAGTACAGACGCGCTTAGGGGCTAGCACAAGCCACCGTTTAACAAAACCATAGCGCAGCATATCTTGCATGGCTGTCAGCGTGATACAGGTCTTGCCAGCCCCAACTGGCGCCAAAATCATTGCTCTATCGTTTTCATAAAGAAAATCAGCGGCTTTATCTTGATATGGTCTAAGTTTAAGCATGACGAGCAAATTCTCTATGAAATTTATCGCGAGCTTCAATAGCTACTAATTCTGCTAATTCTAAATCTTCAAACTTTCGTCTATACCGCTTGTACCCTGTTTGAACACCTACTTCCCATTTTTTGTACTTTTTACACCAGCTAACGCCTTTTACGCCAGAAGTATTATCGCTACGAAGTTTAGCGTTCCACATATTTTGTGAAGGTGAAGCAGGCCTTAAATTTTCTACCCTATTATTTAATGGATTGCCATCGATGTGGTCTATTTGTTCGGGCAACCATGCGTGAACTAATAAAAATATAACCCTGTGAACTGCGTATTTTTTACGTCTATACGTCACATTTGCGTAACCTAATGAGTCCGGTATTACGTTAACTTTGTCGCCTATATGCTTTACAGATAGACTACGTCCGCATTTAATACGCCAGTATAAATTTCCATCTTTATATGACCAAATGTCAGAAACAATTGCCCATTCAGGGGTTAAAGGTATTTTTTTCATAAGTCAGCAATCCATTGCATAACATCCTCTTTCGTCCATAAACAAGCGTATTTTTGCTTCAATGACCACATTTCTTCAGAAAATAGCTCTTGCAACGGTGATAACACGCCGCCTTTAGGACGCTTGATTTCGACAAACCACGTATCGCCATTAGGCAAACAAGCTATACGATCGGCAACCCCACGCTGGCTAATAGACTTAAACTTATAAGTCTTACCGCCAATAGAAGCCACCGCCCAACAGAAATATTTTTCAATCTCTGCCTCACGTTCAGGTTTATTCATGGTTGGCCTCATAAAAAGCTTGTGCAAATTTTTGTGAACATAGTGATCTAAATTCCATATCAGAGTCAGGGTAAAAGTCAGCAAACTCAGGTATCAATCGAGCAGCGCTTTTGTGCATAAACGCCAAAGAAGGTTTGCCTCTGCCAGGCCGTACATACAAGCCGTCTATTTTTGGAACATCATCCCAAGACATATATTTGCGTGGTGGGATGTTAAATTTACCCCACAAAGCAGTCTTTTTAGTCCAAGGACTGCCGTAATGCCAAGGCTCGTACGTCATCGTAGGCGCGCCCAAATAATTCTTTAACCGACCGCTTGCTGGGTTTTCTATGGCCCAAAACACAGGGTTGGCTTCTTCAATGATGCGTTGGCACTCGCGTACAAGAAACAAGCCTTTGTCATAATCACCTTGTTTGTGGAACCCAGTAGCAATACTGAACTCGGTACAAACAGGGTTTGCTATGATTCCATAGACATTTTTAGGTGGGCGGTAGTTTTCTACGCCTATTTCGCTACCCACCAATATGACGGTATAGCCGTTTTTCCTATATGGCATGGTGTCTGAGCCTGTATCGGCGCAAAGTTGTAAGATAATTTTGTTTTCCATGTCAAAAAGTTTAGCACAGATTAAAAAGTTGTGGTAAAGTTTAATCTCAGTCAACTAAAGTAAAGGAAACAAAATGGAATTAACTAAACACTCCAACGTAGTGGGCGGTTCAACTGCCAAACGTGTTATCGGTTGCCCTGGCTCTGTAGCCTTGTGCGCCAAGATGCCACCTAAACCGTCTAGCAAATACGCTGACGAAGGCACCCTACTTCATAACGTCATGGACTTGATCCTGACCACCAACCAAACGCCCGAGTCATTTGCGGGTATGGAATATGAAGGTATTAAACTAACCCAAGAGCTTATTGATGAGAAGGTTTACCCTGCTCTTAGAGCTTTGGATGACATCGACCCTAACAAGGAAATGGAATATGC